GTCTCCCCAGATTGACCAAGAGTAATAGTCCCTGATCCACTGCTCGTTTGTATATTCGATACTTTTAATGTTCCGTTTGCCATAATTATTTTGGATTATCCGTTCTTACTTTGTTATACTTTACTATATACTCGTCCCATTTTGTAGTGTCACCACCTATTTCTTTTTCACAGTAGGCTTCTGCAAATTCTTGTAAAGAAGGATAAGCTATGCTTCTTTTTCTTGAATATTCTTGATTATCATAATCAGTTTGTACTTCAGCCATTTTAGCTTCAATATCTGCTTTTGGTATAGGTGGAGTATTGTTATGCCATTTAATACTGTCTAAATTTCCAGCAAACATACTGTATTCAGCATCAGGGTTAATTGCTTTTATAGCTAATTTTGTTTTGTCTGAAGTATGCATTATGCGGATACCTCCATAGCTATTATACTTCCTTTTTGATTATTCCACATATTATTAACTGTAGAACTAGCAAAAGCTGCACTTTGAACTTTATAGGTAGTTGCACTTGTTGTGCTTGGACTATCAAGTATTTGCATGTGCATTTTAACATTAAGAGTAACATAACTACTAGATCCTAAAGCCCCAGCTTCCACACCAAAATCTTGAACATTACTTCCTGATCTATCAATAATTACAGTGCTACCTCTTAAAAGAGCAAACATACCGTTAGCATAATAGTTACTAGATTTTTGAAATCTAACAGGGAAACTAGCCATTACTAAAACTTTGCTTGATGATGAAGAAGGAGTTATAGCGACAGACAAACCAATATCGGTAAGTGTTGTGCTTGAATTATCTTGTTGAGTTGATGAAGACCCCTCAACAATTTGAAGTATTTTTCCTGCACTTAAACCTGTAACAGTTGCTCCAGTTACATCAAGAGTAGCGCCTGATGGTACGTCTACTGTATCACCAGATGCACCTAAAGTTAATGTAGTGCCTGTGCTTGGTTGAACTAAATTTGTTTCTAATGTGCTCATTATAAAATTACAAATGTACTCCCTGATGGAATAGTGATTGTTCCTGATACTGTGACAGGACCAACCAATGCTCCGTTATTAGACCCAGACATTGACAATGATGTTAATGTTT